GGTGGTTGGAGCTACCGTAGGTTACCCAGGCAGCTTTCCATTTGTGCTTGCTGTTGACTACAACACCTCTGCCGAAGAGCTGGTACTCGTTACCAACATTTCAGGTTTGACCCTGACGGTTCAGCGTGGCTTTAACGGAACCACTGCTCAGGCTCACAACTCTGGCGCTGTTGTCCGTCACGTGATTACAGCTCAGGATATGACAGATGCTGGAGCGCACATCGGCTCTGGCCCTAATGGCGTACACGGTATTACGGGTGCCCTTGGCACATTCTTAACAACTCCAACCTCGGCTAACTTGGCAGCCTTACTGCCAGATGAGACAGGTTCTGGATCGGCAGTATTCGGCACAGCGCCAACTATCGGCTCGGCGGTTCTTACCTCGCCAGTTATCAGCATGGGCATTAATGCTCAGACCAACACTAGCTACACGCTTGTAGCTGCTGACGCAGCCAAGCTGGTAACGCTCTACAACACTGGCGCAATTACCCTGACTATCCCAGCGGGTGTATTTAGCGTCGGTCAAGCCGTCAACATCCAGCAAACTGGTGCGGGTCAAGTAACCGTAGCCAACGACGGCACATCAACCTTTACGGGTACAGGCACCAAGCTGCGTACCCAATACTCGGCTGCAACCATTATCTGCGTAGCAACCAACACCTTCACCTTGATTGGAGACATTGCGTAATGGCAACAGCATACGTCGTTCTTGGACAGTCCACGCCATCGGCTACCACCTTGACAACACTTGTCACGGGTAGCACCAACGGCAGCATTGTTTCCTCATTCGCAGCCTGCAACAAAGGCTCATCATCTGATACAATTCGTGTAGCAATTACTAAGTCTGGCGGTTCGGCGTACTACCAGTACTACGGCCTAACCATTCCAGGCAACAGTTCCATTCAAGAAACACCAGGTTGGACGATTGCCACAGGAGACACAATTTCCGTGTATTCCACAACAGGCAACACCGACTTTACTGCGACAGGAGTAACACTCTAATGGCTGTCTCGCTACTCACGAACAATGCAGTCTCGCCTACTATCAACGTCAATGCCCAGTCTGCTTCGTACACCGCAGTCCTTGGCGATGGTAGCAATACGCTTGTTACGATTAACAACGCATCGGCTAACACCTTCACCATTCCACCAAACTCATCGGTGGCTTTCCCAGTCGGCACTATCTTGAACATTGCCCAGACTGGCGCTGGCCAGACGACTATTACTCAAGGCTCAGGCGTAACCATTGTTTCCAACGGCGCTACAGCCTCAGCTCCTAAGCTGCGCGTGCAGTACTCAGCCGCTTCGGCAATTCAAACCTCGACAAATAACTGGCTGATTGTGGGAGATGTTGCATGATAATCTCGGGTATTTTAGCTTCGCAAATTACAGGACACCTTAGCTTCCCAGCCGACGTTCTTGTAGTTGGCGGCGGAGCCGGTGGTGGTCAAGATTTGGGAGCTGGCGGCGGAGCCGGTGGTTTTCAGGTATTTTCTGCAATAAATATCCCATTATCATTTACTGTAACAGTTGGAGCCGGCGGAGCAGGTTCTACGGTTACGCCTACCACTTCGGCTTCGGATGGAGTTGCTTCCGTTCTTGGTTCTATTTCATCCGCTGGCGGTGGTGGTGGTGCTTCTAACGGAGGCGCGGGCCGCACCGGTGGTTCGGGTGGCGGAGGTTCTAGAAATGGAACTGGCGGAGCAGGTAACACTCCAAGCACTTCTCCGTCTCAAGGAAACAATGGCGGTACTTCGGCCGGTTCTCCAAATTATTTTTCCGCTGGCGGTGGCGGCGCTGGTGGCGCAGGTGCAGGTGGTTCGAGTAGCCAAGCAGGTGCAGGCGGAAACGGAAGTGCTTCAAGTATTACTGGAACTAGCGTTACTTATGCTGGCGGCGGCGGTGGCGATGGCTTCAACACATCTTCTTTGTCAACCGGTGGCACTGGCGGCGGCGGAGCTGGCGGAGGAGAAGGCTCTGTTCCAGCATATCCAGTTGCAGGAACCGCAAATCTCGGCGGTGGCGGCGGTGGTGGACGAAATCAAACATCTCCACTTTACGGCGCAAATGGTGGTTCGGGCGTTGTTATTCTTGCTTACCCTTCAACATATCGCGCATTAACAACTATTAGCGGTGGACTTACATATTCTGTAAGCACTTCATCTCGTTCGGGTTATCGTGTTTATACCTTTACTGGTGGAACAGGAACGGTTACTTACTAATGGCTCATTACGCATTTCTTGATGAAAATAATGTTGTTACCGAAGTTATTGTCGGAAAAGACGAAACGGAAGTAATTGACGGATTAACACCAGCCGAATGGTATGGAAATTTTCGTGGGCAAAAATGTATTCAGACAAGTTATAACACTATTGGCGGAGTACACATAAACGGCGGAACTCCCCTTAATAAAAATTATGCTGGGGTTGGATATATTTGGGACGGTATCGGTTTTCATGCCCCTCAACCTTATCCATCATGGAAATTAAATCCCGAAACTTATATTTGGGAAGCTCCAAGCCCTAAGCCAACAGATGGCAAAATGTATTCTTGGGATGAACCAACTACCTCATGGAAAGAGGTAGTAACAAATGGCTGATTCACCAACACGCATTGAAGTTAACTGCGCTACTGGCGAAGTAACAGAGATTGTTCTGACTGCTGCCGAGATTGCCGAGCGCGACCAGCAAGCAGCCCAAGCTGCTGCTGACGCGCAGGCAAAAGCTGCTGCGGACCAGGCTAAGGCAGATGCAAAGCTAGCCGCACAGGCTAAGTTGCAGTCGCTTGGCTTGACAGGCGAAGAAGTAGCAGCGCTACTTCCCTAAGTAACACAAGCTTTACAGCCCCGCTACGGCGGGGCTTTTTCATTGGAAACTATTTAAGGAGTAAGTGTGGCGCTAGACGGCAATTTCCATATCGCGGAACGTCCTGTTGACCCAATCGGTCAACCAGCAAACTCGGGCAACACTTACCAAAATACTGCCAATCAATACGATGTGGCTGTTGCCGGTATCCCATTCTTCCTTGGACCTAACAAGGAGAATCCATACAAGCGTGAGACAGCACAGTATCGTAAGCAACAGATTGACCAACAGAAGGAACCAGGCGAGCAGACACTCACCGGCTGGTGGCTTCGTAGCCAATCAAGCTTTGACTACGGCGCAGGCATTCGCTACGAAGAGCCAGTTGAAGGCCAGACTGTTGGTGCGCGCTTTAACAAATCAGCTGGTGTAGAAGTCTTTAACATCGGCAAGGTGACACTATTGCCAGATGTTACATCTGTACACTCTGTCACCAATACTCCCAAGATGGTAGGGGGCATTGACGCCAATGGCGTTAACGTTGTCATCTGGGCTGACGGTTCTAACCTGTACCGCACAACAGACGCCGGCACTACAACCACCTTGACATGGGGCGGCTCAGGTACCATCCTCGCTGTCGCTCAAGATGGACAGAACTACTACGCTGCTAATGCCACAGGCATTTACAAAGGCCCATTGACTGGCGCTACCAGCGGTACATCCATCTTCACGCACCCATCAGCTGTAGGTACCGTTACTCACGTCGCTCTTGGCTGGGCCAAGCAGCGTCTTATTGCTGGCGTTAACAATTACCTGTACGAAGTACAACCTATCATTTCTTTCGGTGTTACCACAAGCGTAGTAGATGGCTCATACAACGCCACCCTGACTACCTCAGCTGCACACAACTTCTCTATCGGTTCACTGATTACTGTCGCATCAGTTGGCTCTCCTTACAACGGCACATGGTCAGTTACCAATGTAACCAACAGCACAAGCGTTACCTTCTTTGTCAACAACGCTGCTGTCAGCCAAGCATCTGCATCGGGTACCGTCACACTTGCAAGCAATAACAACTTGCCTATCTATGCTCACCCAAATACCAACTGGGTCTGGACAGGCGTATGTGATGGCCCTAACGCTATCTACGCATCAGGTTATGCTGGCGATTCATCTACCGTCTTCCGTCTTATCCTCGACACCAGCGGCGCTGTGCCACTGTTGACCAAAGCTGTGACTGCAGCTGATATGCCCAAGGGTGAAGTCATCTACGCACTTGGTTCTTACATCGGCAAGTACATGGTCTTTGGTACTAGCAAGGGCATCCGCGTAGGACAGATTGATACTTCTGGCTACCTGTCATCTGGCTTCATTACTTATGGTCCGTTAACTGTTATTACCAATGGCTATGACCCCGCCAGTGGTACCACACTCAACGGCGCACCATGTAAGTCAGTCACCTTTAATGACCGCTACGCTTATTGCACAGTCACTGGCTACATTGACCCAGATGGAAGCGGCACAACTTACCATTCCGGTTTGGTTAAGATTGACCTAAGCAAAGAAATCGCTCCTAACCAAATGGCTTACGCCACTCACTTGCAAGTGCCAAACAGTTATGAAGCAGCTGGCGTATGTGTCGTTGGTGCTACCGGCAAACTTGCCATTGGTGTGACAGGTGACAACCTGTACTTACAGGCCAGCACTCTTATCTCCAGCGGCTATTTGCAGACTGGACAGATTCGTTATTTTACCCTTGAGGATAAGCACTTCGAGTTGGTTAAGTTGCGTCAAACACTTCCACTCACCGGACGTCTTGGCCTAGCATCAGTAGATGCCAACGGCTTGTCTACTCAAATCATTACAGTGGATAACAGCTTTGACTTTACTCAAGATATTACGGGCCTAGACCAGTTTGACTTGGCGCCAAAAGAATCTATTGGTTTGCGCTTTACGCTTTATGCGGCAACCGGTCAGCTTGTTGGCAACGAAGATTCGTTCAACGGTTACCAGCTCAAGGCCTTGCCTGCTGTTCGACGTCAGCGCATCATCACCTTGCCACTTATGTGCTATGACTTTGAGGGTGACAGATACAACATGAGCATTGGCTATGAAGGCCGTGCCGCTGAGCGAGTCACATCTTTAGAAACCGTTGAATCCAATGGCGATGTCGTTATCTTGCAAGACTTTACCAACGGTGAAACTATCCGTGGCGTTATTGAAAGTCTTACCTTTATCCGCATGACTCCACCAGAGCGTCGCTTCAAAGGCTTCGGTGGAATGCTTCTTTGCCAATTCCGTACCGTATAACAGTTAGGGCATACCGCAAAAATGACAAGCACGGATTTAACAACTATCGCATATAACGCCGTCTTTACTATCGGAGCCACTGGTACTGGCATCTGGTACATATTCAAGCACGGCGTACAGAACGTCCTCAAGTCTGAGATGAATGACATCAAAACTATCAAAGATGAGGTAACGCCTAACTCTGGCGGTTCATTAAACGATGCTATCCGTAAGCAAGTCATCCCCATGGTCGAGACGCTAGTTGAGAAGCAACAGAACATAGCGGTTGACCTAGGCACGCTCAATGGCAAGTTCGAGCAGCACATTAGGGAGCATAATGCTTAATCCTTTCAAGAAAAAGTACATCCACGAAGCTACCGGCGATGTACTTACTTTCTCTGAACAGGTCAGCTGGAAGATTCAGGGCATCATCCGCAACTGGTTCTTCGTCATCCTTTGGACTGGCGTTACCTTTGTCTGGTGGGCGCAGCCTACTTGGTTTACTGACACCCACGCCTACATTAAGTGGATGAACCTAGCCTCATGGCTAGCAGTTACCGTTGAGCTTATCATCGGTATTGCCATGATTGGTCAGACTAAGCGTGATGCCATGATTATTCGCCACATCTTAAAGTTAGAGAAGCAGGAGATTGACCACCTGCAGGACATCATGGAGCAGCAACTACATGACTAAATACGAACCACGCATCGGTGACTACGGCGTAGTACGCACCGGTGGATTCTTCGGCAAGCTCATTCGACTAGGAACGGTATCCCGCTGGAATCATGCGTTTATCTATGTTGGCGACGGCAAGATTGTGGAAGCTAATCCTATTGGCGTTGCTCTTAGCAACCTTAGCGAGTATTCACAAGTGGCATGGAACCAGCACGAAGAATTGTCTGAGGAGCAACGAGCAAAGATTGTTCAGCATGCCCAAGCAGCAGTCGGACGGCCATACAATTTTGGCATCATTGCCATGCTTGCGCTTCGCGCATTAGGCGTAAAAATTTTTCCCAAAAAATTCATGCACTACTTGGCTAACCATGCAGGTTACATTTGCTCTGAATTGGTAGCCGAGTGCTACGCAGAGGCAGGCTATCCAATCTGCGCCAACCCAGATGTATGTAACCCAGGAGACTTAGCAGAGAGGTTAATCTGGCAATGACACAAGCAGCGGACTTTGTAGCGAAAGCTCATGGCGAAATTGGAACCATTGAGGTTCCGGACAATAAGACTAAGTACGGCGTTTTCACAGGCCATGACGGCCAGCCTTGGTGTGGCTCCTTCGTCATGTGGTGTGCGGCACAGATAGGCTTCAAAAGTATGCCTAATTGCGTCTATACGCCCGCTGGAGCCGAGGCATTTAAGGGACAAGGCAGATGGTCTAGCCCTGCCACTGCCAAGCCTCAGCCAGGCGATATAGCCTTTTTCAGCTTTGACGGCAAGGGCATTGAGCATGTGGGTATCGTTGTCAAGGACAACGGCGATGGCACGATAACTACCATCGAGGGTAACACCAGCCCTGATGTCAAGCCCACCGGTAGCCAAGCCAATGGTGGCGAAGTCTGCCTGAAAACTCGCGCTTACAGCGCTTCCAACAAGCGTCACCTCCCCGTCTTTGTGGTAGGATTTGGTAGTCCGAAATGGACAAACTAATCTCACTATAGGGAGAATGACATGAAGTTCAACAAAGCTATCGTCGAGCATTACCTAATTGCTACATTCGTAGCAGCTGTTGCCATTTGGCAAACAGGCAATCACAACCTCAAGCACGTTGCTTGGGCTGCATTGGTTGGCACATTGGCGCCTGTAATTCACGGTGCGTACAACCACTTCAAGACTGTTGCTAACGCTCCAGTCCCACCAGCTAAGTAAAGTTAAACGAGAACGCCCCGCCTTGTGCGGGGCTTCTTTTTTTATGCCGTTTTACAATTAGAGGCTATCAGCCTAGCCGCCTCAACGGGGGCCGTAAAGGCCCCGAGTATTTGTTACATTCGCTTCGCTCATATTGTACACATACCCAGCTACTCCTTGTCAAGTCGAACCCAGTTGCAAAATCGTCGGCGTGTTGCATTTGACACGCCACGCCTGCCCATATGCTACATTTCACCCATGTCAGATATACAAGTAGCACACCGTTCGTTCAGCTCGCTCACCTCATGGATTCGCTGTGGCAAAGCATGGCAACTAGAGCGTGACTTACAAGCACCGTCCGAGCCAGCATGGTGGTTCGTCGGTGGGTCTGCGTTCCACGCAGCAGCAGAGAAGTTCCTGCTCCAGCAGTTTGAAAATTCTAAAACACCTCTCACAGATAAGCCACCATTCTAATGACAAAAGAATTTACATTTCGCAATCGGGTCAATCTGACCACCGGTTACAGCAAGCACACTGTCCGCTTGGGATTCAGCATTGGCAAGTACGGCATCGACGCCGACTTTCTGTTCTTCTGGTTCTCGTTGGAGTGGTGATGGATGACATCGCTAACCTCAAACCAACAACAGGCACAGAAGCCGACTATCGTAATCTCGGCCCAATCAGAGTCTGCCCATGCGGGTCAGACCTTTGGTCGGTCAAGTGTAAGTTTGACGATGACGGAGAAATCGGTATCTATTTCTTGGACATCAACTGTGCGCTATGTGGTAGCCTCGCCATCGCAGTCACACCACCACTAGGAGAATCACATGGGTAAGAAGCACGCAAAGATTATTAGCCAGCAGGCTTTCCAACAAGCCTTTGCTGAAACTGAAGTTGTTATGCGCCTTGCTCTTGGCAAGCAAATCCAAAAGCTTATTGACAACGAGCCTAACGAGATGATTAAACTTGGCCTTGAGCAAGCACGCAAGCTTGTCGCAGGAGAGGATGCGCTCGCATGAGCTGGGATAAGATTTGGGAAGAATCATTCATTGAGCAGATTGCAGAAGTTGAGTCACGCTCTAGCACCAATCCAACTGATTGGCGCGTAGGCGGACGTTCATCTAAGGCTAACCCGAACAAGGAAGACAAGACTTGGTGGGATGAGAATGGCCGCAAGATGTTCTTTGACTTCATCAACGCTTGGCAGGAGTCAGGCTTTGAGTTGTGGGTATCACCAGAAGGTGTACCTGGAGTTGAAATCGGATTTAACAACTTCTTTGGTAGCGTCAACGTTAAAGCTTTTGCTGATGCTGTCGTAGTGGCAGGCACTGACATTGCTGTGGTAGACTTTAAGACTGGCAGTTACATGCCAGACTCATCGCTACAACTGGGAGTCTATGCCTCCATGATGGAGATGCAATTTGGTGTACGTCCTAACAAGGGCTACTATTACTCAGCCCGCAAGGCACAGTTTGAAGAAGCCTCCGGCTTAGACCGCTGGACAATCCCTGTACTCACAGAGTTGTTCGAGCAGTTTGAGCGTGGCATCCAAAACAAAATCTTCCTACCCAACATTGGCATGTCATGTAGCACATGCGGCGTAAAGGACTATTGTTACGCCGTTGGCGGAGAGTTAGCACAGATTTACGACCCACTAGCAGAAATAAACTAAGGAGAAAAAATGGCAGCACAAGCAAACACTAAGTTCCAAGTCAACTTTAAGTTGGCAGATGGAACACTCGTCAACGTTTATGCAGATGACTCAGCTGAGTTGGAAGCAGGACTTGCAACCATCCAAGATACAGCCGCTCTCATCGGCGCTGTCTCTGGCTCATTGGCTAACGCCAGTGGTGTCCGCAACGCAGTTGCTGGCTTGGGTGCAACACCAGTAGCACAAGCACCATCCGCTCCGTCAGCGGTTATCGAAGAAGGCCATTGCAAGCACGGCAAGCTCACCTACCGTGAGTCAAAGCCAGGCGATGCAAAGACATGGAAGGGTTGGTTCTGCCCATCACCAAAGGGCACTCCTGACCAGTGCGCTCCTAAGTTCATCCGATAGTCATTAGATGCTGTCACTTTCACAAGCGGCAGCGAAAAGCACTAGTGATTATCAACTACTGCCGGACCTGTTTCCTTCGCTAGCTAGTGAGGGAATCAGGTTCCGCAGGGGACAATTAACCATGATTGCCGGACAACCAAATGCCGGCAAGTCTTTAATCGCTCTCTGGATGGCAGTACAGATGAAGGTGCCAACGCTGTACATATCCGCAGATACTGACGCATACACAACGTCTATCCGCGCAGCAGCGATGATTACTGGACATCAGGTTGCAGCTGTTGAAGAAGCATTTGCAACCGGTGAGGGTAGAGAATTCTACGCATCGGAGCTGTCAAGCATTGACCACTTGCAGTTTGACTTCGCTCCATCACCTACACTTGATGAGGTTGACCTAGCCATTCGTGCATACGGTGAGGCTTATGGTCAGTACCCACACATGATTATCGTTGACAATGCGATGAACGTTGTCTCCATGCATAATGATGAATGGTCTGGCCTTCGTGAGATTGCCAAAGCCATGCACCATATTGCTCGTGAGACAGATGCAGCTGTGATGCTGCTTCACCACACCTCTGAGAATGAAGGCAAGCCTGACCTGCCACCTAGCCGCAAGGCTATCCAAGGCAAGATTAGCCAGTTGCCTGAGATGATTCTTACCGTTGCACTTGTGCCATGGTCCGGAGAGTTTCGTGTGGCCGCAGTCAAGAACCGCTTTGCTAAGCACTCAGCCACCGGCGATAAGTTTGTCACGCTGTGGGCAGATGCTAGCCGCATGAGTATCTATTCAGACCGTGCCGCACAGCACATAGCCGAGAGTTGGAGGACAGTGCAGTGAGTTTCAAAGAGGGCGTAGACTATTTTTCAGGAAAGGTCGGTAGCCTCAATTCTTGGGACACCACCAACACTGACGAGGAAAAATTTTTTGCAAAAAAATATCTGCTCAAGCACAATGCTTATGACATCTGTGAGATACTAGGACTATGAGTACATACGGTAAGCGCAAAGGCAGTAGTTTTGAAATTGGTATTCTCAAGTTCCTTCGTGGCAAAGGATTACCAGCTGAGCGTCTACGCCTAGCGGGCAAGGACGACGAAGGCGACATCGTGTGCATCGTTGCAGGTGCGCCGTATATCTTTG